CTTCCATCTTGGCGGCTTCTAATTGACTTGATACTGCGGCAAATACCAAACTATTGGTGATTTCCTTGGCGGCAACAAAATCTTCATCTACGATGGCTTGCAATAGGTCGTGTGGTGTAGGCATATGATTCTCCATGTTTATTTATCGTTTTGCTTTGGGCTGCGGTTGTTGTGACGGTAATTGACCCATCGCGTAATTCATTTGTATTGATTGTGCTTGCATATCTAGTTGTTGTTTGTTTTGAACATCACCAATCATTCTCTGTGTATCTACTTGGTTAGATATCTGAGTTGGGATGATCGAGTTCGGATCGACAGCAGCCTCGTTGCCTATATCCACAGCAATTTCTTCAATTTCTTCATCAAACATTCTAAGAACCTTCTTCTGAAGGTACGACTTAGAGAAGTACTTTCCGAGATAAGGGTCTGCTGTGGCGAGAAGAGTGATGCGGCTATTAAGGATCTCGTTTTCCTTGGCTTCAGTAAAGTATGAATCTTTACGGAATTCAAAACGAATGTTCTTCTTTACAAACTCCCAATCGTCCTTGGTTATGACACCCTTCAAGAGCAATTGAGTCTTGAGGATTTCCATAAACAACTCAGAGAAACGCTTACGAAGTCTTTCAATAAATCTAAAGAACTTCAATTCGTCGCGGGTGATCTCAGCCTGTCTGCCCATGTTGAATCCATTTTGATCGGAATCCAAACGAGAGGTTGGAACATTGAGAGCCTTATACAACTTCTTTTGAAAGTACAGGACATCGTCCATTTGACCAAGGTTTTGACCGCCAGGTAGTGTGGTGATTTCAGTACCCTTGCCACCTTCACGACGAGGCATCCAAAAATCCTCAAGCATCGACATGTGTCTACGCTCGTCCTTGAGTTCACCCGAAGATGCATCATAGACCATCTTATTACGATGGCGGTTCATGACATCCTTGAGATATTGCTCTGCCTTCTGCTTTGGTAGATTACCGACATCCACATAAAAGACTCTGCGTTCAGGTGCGCGGGAGAGTCGATAGATGACTACCGCATCTTCCACCATCTTCAATTGGTTCAGCGGCTTGAGTGCTTTGTGAATGTACGATAGAACCCGCTTCTTGCCCCCATCAAACAAACCACTGTTGATATGGCAAATAGAATCTGATGTGATCTTCACACCTTTCATCGTTGTTGTTGGGGCTTGTGGCATACTAGGAGTAATAGTCTCTTCTCGTTCTGAGTAGACATAAAACTCATCTACACGCGATACAACATCAGCACCCGTCTTCGGGTCTTTCTTCTTGATGACATTACGCACCTTACGGATGTGAGTCGATTCGATTGGGCGAATCTCGACGAGTCCCTTACGAGGATTGTCTTTGTCAATAATTTTGTGGTAATAGATTCTTCCATCTATGTACCACTTTCTAAAGATTTCATATCCCCTATCTTGAAAGTGTAACAGCCGAAGAACCTCTTGGAACTCTTCTGTTATTCTTTGTTTAATTTTCGGGGGTAAGTCTTTATCATCGACTTCGATATCCACAGGGCTGTTGTTATCTTCAAAGACTACGGCTTCATTGCAAATATCGTCAATAGCCATTTCTACTTCGGGGTAGAGAGACATCTCACGGTACTTACGAATCATGTCGCTAGTTGCTTTGATACCACCATCAAAGTCCATATACGAACTATAGTAGACTCCCGACGAGATAGGCATCGCGCCGTCATCGTAATCAGGAGGAGAGAACGAGGCGTTAGCCGTGATCTCGTCGTTCTGAATGGTCGGAGCAGTCTTACCTGATCTGCTCAGAGAATAACCAAAAAGTTCAAATGCCATTCAATTCTCCAATGTAAAATTAACCACCTGGGGTAAACTTATTTAGCCCTGGGATTGGATTCGATCCAGGCGTACCGATGTTAGAGGTGAAGTACGAGTAAGCAAGTGTTACGCTGAATTCTTCAATCTGATCTGATGCTTCGTAACTGAGGTCAATTGGTGAGATGTCAGTTGGGAAGCAGCCAACAAGGGTATAAGCCTTGATGGGCTTTCCTGTACGATCCATCTGATTGACAGTCCAATCAGCAAACACAGGAGTCGAGAAGTTGATGAACTCGTTGGTTGCAACATTGCGCTCCATTGATTGAATCGAATCGACCCACAACTCAAAGAGATTACGCAATTGAAATTTGTTGTCATTGATCAACGAGATTGACCAATCCGAGAAGACTCTATCACCAGGAACCTTGATCTTACGACCACGGTATGGAATTTCGATAGTTCCTATTGCTGTCCCTGGCAGTGACGCAGCCTTGACAAGGAATGGTGTAAGAGGACTTTCAGATCCGCCGATTCTTCCTTGTACTTCGAAGAGGCTAGGCTTTACTCCTGCTCCCTGCATTGCGTTGGCAAAATTCTTGATGTTCATTCTAGATGCTCCCTGTTACTCTATTTATTCGATGGTGGTTAGACTGAAATCACTTCGTGTTGCAATAAAGTTCAACTGAATAAAGTTGATAGACTTCAATGGTTTGATATAGATGTCTGCTACAAACTGATTTAGGTCAACTACGCTTCCTGGGTTATTCGTCGCATCACAAACCACACGGAAATCGGCAATTCCCCGTTGGGATTGAAGATTCGCTAGGAATGGATTGACGAGGTTTCTGAATTGCGAACGAGTAAACTCGTCATTGAACTCAAACAATGAGTATTTAGCAGCCTTAGCGATAGCCTTTTCCGCAGCGATAAACACGCGACGAACATTGATTCGGTCAAACGCACTAGGCTTAGTGAGAAGAGTCTTGTCTCCGTAAAGAACGGTTCCCGAACCATCATTGAACTGAGTGAAGAAGTTAATTTGATTCTTGTAGAGTTCATCGCGGTCTGTCTTAGAGAAAAGGGTCTCCAACTTGATGACATTTCGCAACGAACCACGCGCAAACCCCGCAGGTGACTCCCAAGGAATCTCTTGCCCTGACATGATACCCGCAACATCAGAAGCCAAAGAAATTCTTCTTAGTTGATTGTTGAAGGTGTCGAAGAATATCTTACGACCCGCTACAAGGACTGTGTATGAGTTTGAAGGAAGCCCCAACTGATTCTTACGATACGAAATAGCCTTTGATGTAGCCATCGCTGTGTGTTGAGTCGAAGACGCTGGCTTAGGTGTAGACACGACAAGGATGGTATCCTTACGAGGTTCGATTACCGTGTCGTATACCAACTTCTCGACAGTAGCCATGCTACCGTCAGTATCATCCGCTACCGAAGACTCAGGAATAAAGATGATATCTACAGCACTATCGTCATCGAGGAATGTCGAATATGCTGCTACTTGTTCCGCAACAGTTACTGCGGACGCGCTAGATTCACCAAAAGCGAACTGTCGGTCATAATACCCTGTGCGAGTAAATGTGATGCCGTCCGCTCCCTTGGTTTCGGATGTGATATCACCGAAGGCGGTAGTAAGATCTGATGTATAATCTCCTGCCTCAAGTGCAAATGCTTTGGTAAGATACACAAATTGAGAGTTGTTGTTGACATAATCCTTATAGAAGACGGATTGCCCATCAAGGTTTTTTCCGTCAACAGCCTTCGAAAGAAGTTCAAATCTTTCAAGAAGACCGTTCTTGGGCCCGAACTTACCGTTAGTGTCGAGAACTGCAATGCTGATCTCGTCGTTGGATCCACCCACAGCAAGAGCAGCCTCCGAAGTTCCTGGCATCTTATCAAAGATACGGTAACCGTCATAAGACTCTGTGGTTTCAGATTGTGTTCCCAAAGCAAAGTTACCGAGTTGCTTCATCCCGAATTGAAAATCTTTCTTGATTCCCGTAAGTCCACCAACCAAATCAAAGGTGACTCCAACCTGAGTAAGGTTTCCGTCTACCCAATGATTCACCAGTTGACCTCCAGTCAGACCGATAAACTTAAACCAACCGCGAGGGCTTGCGCTACTGTTTGAACTGTTAGGGAATATCTCCACACCAATGTTAGAACAATTATTACGGTATGAGAAGAATGAAGTAGTATTGTTTGGAGTATCTGCTTGACTTTGATTAAATATTGACCTATTGAAGTTCGTTGGCAAGCCTGAACCTGATGTTGCGGAATGTGAAATTTGATCTATTAAGGAAGGTCTAAAGTTTGAAGTGTGCTTAAAGCCCGTATTCTGTCCGAT